TTTGCAAGTGGCATGTTGACGAGCCAGTGGATTCGAGGCACGGAAAGCCGTGGAGTCCGCGGCGGCGATATAGCGGCCTCAGCGAGGCGGTCGCCTGCGTCGCATGATGCGCGCCTGGCGCGGCGCTTTCCCATCGCGCGACTGGGCTATCCGGTGCAACGTGAGAACCGCCGCTTACCGCATCGTATAGCGACGACGCGCGCGATGCGTCGAAGTCACACGTGCAGCCGCGCACTTCGCGCGCACGCAAAGTACGTAGACGGCGGTAGTACATCACGCAAACTCCAAGCGGACCGCAAGCATCCGCGCCAGTGCATTGAGATTGCTCGCGACCGTGTGATCGCGGTCAAGCTCGATCTGGCACAGGCTGCCTCCGCTGACCGTGCCAGCAGGCGTGATCGGAGCGGTCGCGGGTGATATCAGAACCCGCCCGGTCGCGGTCACCGTGTCGGTCACAGACTGCGCAGTCCCCCACGCCTGGTCGATCGCCTGGTCATCCGCGTAGCATCGAGCGCGCACGCGCCAGCGCACATCGCCGCTCCCCTCCGCCGCGCGCCAGTACACACGCGCCGTGCAGGTGGACGCGCCGTCCGGCCAGATGATCGTCGCTTGCGCGTACTCGGTCGCGTCATGCGCAAAGGTCACCTCGTCCATGGACTGTCGGTGCGTGGCCGCCTCGAAGCCATCCACGCCTGCGCCAGCGGTCGCGCGCATGATCCACGCGCCAGCCGGCAGCGTGACCGGCTGCGGCCCAGACGATCCACCGCCGCCGCCGATCAGCTCCCACGCGAGCGGCCCGACGCTCGCGAGCCGCCAGAACCCGAGCGGCGACTCGACGCGCGCGACGTAGCCGACGTCGTCCACCGTGTAGGACGCCGCATCTCGCGCCGCCGTAGTCGCGTATGACCACCGCGCGATCGGCTGCGCCTCGCCTCGCCACGCATACGCGCGCGCCGGATCGCTGCCGGTGCGCGTCGTCAGCCGCCCCTGGACGACCTCGATCGCGGCGCGGCCGGGCGCTGGCGCAGAGCCAGCTACCGTCCGTGCTGCGATGTTGAGCCGGTCGATGTTGGCCGCCGGGCCGCCTATCCCAGATAGCCTACGTGTCATGCGTCATCCTCCAGTAGTGCCCCATCATCGTCCACTAGTGCGACGTCGTCGTCATCGCGTAGCACGGCACCATCGCGCCACCGCACAGCCACCCAGCACGTCACACGCACGGTCAGCGTGCGCAGCTCATGCGACGTCGATACGATCAGCCCGACCTGATCGCGCACAGAGTCGGGGAACTCATCCGCGCTCAGCCGCGCGTACATGCCGGGCCGCAGAGTGGCCGCCTCGACCTCGTCCTCGGCCAGATAATCGCAACTGACGAACACGCGCTCGCGTGTGTACAGCGCCGACACACGATCCGCCTCGGCCTGCGCCGCCTCGGCAGAGTGAATCGGCGTCTCGACCGGCGGCGCGCCGATCGCGTGAGTGTACGTGCTAGCGTACCTCGCCGCCGAAGCGCCGGTCACTACATGCCGATGCTGAGCCGTCAGCGGCGGCCGGTTGGGGTACGTGATGCCGGCTAGGTCCGCGTCGTCGTAGGGCCGCCAGTTACGCCCCGCAGCCCATCGATCGCTCAGCCGCTCGGCTGCATCAGGTAGCACAGTCGGCCACGACATCAGCCGCCCGGACGTGATGTCGATGCGTGGCGGTACGCCGTCTGCATCCTCCAGCCTGCCGAAGCTAATCGACCCAGACGGCGTCGTGACGTAGTAGCCGCACACCGATGCGAGTACGCAGTCCAGCGCCTGCGCCACAGTCTCTCGGCCGCGGAACACGGCCCCGAGCGTCGCCCCAGAGTCGATCCGTGATGCCGAGTACAGGTCCACCTCATCCGACGACGGCACGATGATCCGGCGCGTCAGCGCGATGGACGAGAGCGCGAGCGTCACGGTGTTCTTCTGCGCGAGGACGCGCACGCGCAGCTGCCACGCGACAGGCACAGACACATAGACCGTGCGGGTAGCCGATCCGATCGGTAGGTCTAGCAAACCGATCGGCGCGCCACCATCAGCCGGCACCGCCTCGACGCGCGCGCTGTAGACGCGCGTGTCCATCTGGCCGATCTCCAGCAGCGCATCGACGTTGAGCGTGTACTGGCCAGCAGGTAGCACGTTAGGCCACGTCATGGACGCCCCACCCTCGGCCGCACCAGCCTGGACGTACAGGACGGCCGCCTCGTCGCTCGTGTCCCACGTCACGCTCGCGTCAAGCGGCGCCCCGAATGTCTCCGAGACCCACGCCGCAAAGTCACTTTGCGTCGCGAAGTCCGAGTCGATCACGACCTCGGTCTGGCTCTCACCAGTATGGACCCCCCCGCGCGCGATCGACAGGTGGCGGACCATCTCCGTGAGCGTGCCAGACGATGCGGCAGTGACCATGTAGACGCCCGCCGAGCGCAGCACTACTCGGCCCGTCATGCGCAGCGTGACCGTGCCCGATACCGCCAGCACTCGCGCCCATCGCCCAGGCCGCGTGATCGTCACGGGATAGTCGCCTATGGCATCGACCGATGCGCCAATGCCTAGATAGGCCACATCGACCAGCACCGCCGCATAGCGCATCTGGCCATCGCCATCTGACACATCGCAGTCGGCGATGATCTCGCCGCCGTCGGTCCATTCCAGCCCCACGCCGGGCCGATGCACAGGCTCCGGTCCCGTGCCGTACCGCCATCCCGAGTAGCCATCCGTGCTCGGCGCGTCATAGGCGAACGCCCCAAACGCAACCGGATCATCGAGCGCGCCAAAGCCGTCGACGTTGCACAGGACGCGCGCAGCCGGAGTGACCAGCCACTCCCAGCCCGCGCGTCGAAAAGCCGGCACGTACTCGGTGCCAGGCGTGGCTACTGCGCCACCCGATAGCACCGCCTCCAGCGCAGCGACGCGCGCATCGGTGATCTGATGCGCCAGCGGGTCAGTGGCCCCGACTAGAGGAGCCTCGACCTGCCAGCAGCGACCGAGTACCACTGGCACCGGATCGCCGCCGAGCTCTTGCACCTCGCACAGGTTGTGCGTCGGCTCGGAAGGATCCAGCCCCTCGCTCGTGGACGTCGATGACGTGCCAGCGCTCAACGCCGTGAAGATCGAGTTGCAGACCGGGCGCTCGAGCCACGCATCCGTGCCGCGCAGCTTGAGGATCACGTTGCCCTCGTCTCGGCTGATCGCATCAATGAGCGCCAGACACACGATTACGCCGGCGTCGTAGGACTCGCCTGCACGGACCAGACGCATCTCCACGCGCGCATCGCGCTGGCCACCGAGCATGCCGATGGCGTCTAGCGTCTGGTCCTGATCGGCGAGCACGAGCTGCCCGACCGACGTCGACGAGCGCCGCCCCCATACCGCGCAACCGATCGCCACCTCGACAACAGGCGTGCGGATGATGCGCGCCGTAAAGTGCTGCGCTCCGATGGAGTCAGACGCGAGCGAGTAGTAGTCCTCGGTCGCCACGTGCAGCGGCCGTAGCCCTCCATCGAGCATGATGCGCGCGGTAAGGATCGCCGTCATGCTGCACTCCTGCGGCTAGCTACCAGCGCAGCCCGCCGCGTCTCGGAGAGCTGCTCGGCGAGGATGCGGTCCTGCCTATCAGCCTGCTCGCGCTGCTCCGCTCGTAGCGCCCGCAGCTCGGAGCGCAGCTCGATCACTTCTGCGACTAGGGAGCCAAAGCCGCCGTCGATATCCGCCACCGCGCCCATCGTCGGCAGCGCGACAGCCTTGCTGTAGTCGCCGCCCGGCGCCTCACGCTGCTCGGCCTGCTCGGCCAGTAGGTCGCGGATCTCGGTCAGGATGTCCGTCTGCCGCATGGTCTCTGCAAGGAGCATATCCGTCGGCGACGAGATCCCGTCAAAGAACGGGGCGAGCAGGTCGCGGATGAAAGGTGGCATCTCGCGGATCGCGGCCTCGGCGCGCGCGATCGCAGCTCGCGCGTCGGTCTCCGTGGTCGCATCCTCGATTGCCCGCAGATAGCCCTCGATCTCGGCTCGGTACTCCTCCGGTAGCTGCGCAATGACCCTCTCCAGCGCGTCGTTGAGCAGCGATTGCCTATCGCCGAGCTCGCCCAGGCTCACGCCCACCGCATTAGCCAGGTCTGTCAGCTCGATGCCGAGTGCGCGCGCGAGGTCGGCCAGCCTCATCGCGGTCTCGACGCTCATGTCGTCGAGCGTGACGCCGAGGTCCGCGAGGTACTGGGCGAGGTCAAGCCCGAACTGCTCGGCGAAGCTCGCGAGATCCAGCCCGAGTGCCGGCAGCAGGTCGCGCAAGAGCGTCGTCAGCTCGGTCGCCAAGCTGAAACGCTCAAGCTCCGACAGCTCACGGAAGCTCGAGCCAGCCTCGACCACCACGCCGCCGCCACCACCGCCACCGACGCCGCCCGTCTGGCCGCCAGGCTCGCCCAGCGCGCCGCGACTGGCCAACGATCGAAGCGCCGCCTGCACCTGCTCGAAAAGCTGCCGGTACCCACCGACGCCGCCCGTGTACGAGCGCGCCTCCGAAAGGTACTCCTGCGCCAGCCGCGGCAGCCGCTCCAGCGCGTCCAGGTCGCCGGCCTGCGCGGCCGCCAGCGCCTCCTCATAGGCCCGCCGCGCGGCGGAAAGACGCTCGGCGGGCGTCAACGGTGATAACTGCGACGTGTCGAGCGACTCAAGGAACTCGCGGATGCGATCCAGTAGCTGCATCTCGCGCTGGTAGCGGTCCTCCATAGCAGACTGGACGGCGCCGATCGCGCCGACCTCACCTCCGCCCGCGCCACCACCGGCCCCAGCAGCACTACTGCTACCGTACAGCCGCGCGATGATGCTCTGGGCCTGCGCCAGCATCTCCGCTACCACGCGCTGCACCTGCACGGCGTACCACCGATGCGCCATCGCCAGCTCAGCCGTCGACGCGCCTGCCCGCCCCGACGCGCGCGCCAGCTCCTCGATGCGCTCGATGTGAGCCTGATACTGGCTTTGCAGCTGCCGCATCCGCGACGTGAGCGCAGTCACGCCGCCCGACGCCTCGGCCTCGAGCACGGCCAGATAGTCGCGTAGCGACGCCGCCGCGCGCTCCCGCGCCGCAGCTGCTTCTTCCTCGGCGCGCAGCAGCTCTGCAAGCTCCCGCGCGTGCTGCGCCCGGATCAGCGCGAGCTGCTCCTCGGTCGCGCCCAGCTCGGTGGCACGCGCGATGTAGTCGCTAAACAGCTCGTCGAGCGCTGCGATCTGCTCGGCGATGCTCATCACCTCTTGGCTGCGCCCGAGCACCTCGTCCAGCAGCGCGCGCAGCGCCTCGGCCGCATCGTCACCACCTCCCGCCATCTCGGCCAGCATCCGGTGGAGCGTTCCGAGCGCCTGCGCCGCCTCGAGCCACTGCGCGACCTGCTCTGGAGTGAGTGTCGGAAGCAACGCCTCGAACATCTGACGGAACGCCCGCATGCCCTCGGCGCCAGAAAAGTCGCCAAGCTCGAGGCCGATGTCGCCAAGCTCGCGACCGGCGGCCGCCTGAGCCCTTGCGAGTGCAGCGGCTGCCCTCTCCTCGGCCGAGTAGAACATATCAAAGTAGTCGCCCCACAGCCGCGTCGCGCGCTCGATCCCGCCGGCCGCGTCGGCGATCTCGGTGGCGAAGCGCACGAACTGCTCGCGCGTCATGTCGAGCGACACGCCCGACAGCTGAAGCGCCTCGTCGAGCAGCCTGGTCGATGCAGCGATCCGCGAGTACGCCTCGACCAGCGACTCGCCCACCATCCGCATCTCCTCGACGAGATCGACCAGCGCGCCGAGAGTCTCCGGCCCGCCGAGTACCCGCACGCCGTCGCGCATGTCGATCACCGCTGCGAGCATCATCTGAGCGCCGTCGAGCAGCTGATCCGCATTGCCTCGCCACCGCTCGGCAATCTGCGACGCGCTCACCCCCGCAGCCTCTAGCGACTTTGTCAGTGCGCCAAAATCGCGCCCAAGCGGTGCAATAGCGTCTCCGATCGCATCGCCCAGGTCATCGCCGATTTGCTCGGCAGCCGCGTTGATCGAGTTGCCGAGCGCTCGGTCAATCACGGCCAAAAGGTTTTCAGCCGTCACGCGCCGAGTAAACTGCTCAAAGCTCTCTGTGAAAGTCCTCCCAAGCACCGTAGACGTCTGCGACACAACACGCCCTTGGGCGTCGCGGACCTCCGAAAATGCGCCCTCGATCATAGCGGGAGCCTCGACGCGGAGAGCGCGAGCGGCATCTGATACGACGCGCGAAATCTCCTCGAACGCGCGCCGTAGCTGATCCAATGCGGACTGATCCAGCGCGCTCGTCTGCGTTCGCCATTGCCGCCCCCTGAAAAATGACCGCTGCCGTACTTGACGCTCGTATTGCGAGCCGCTCACGCCACCCTCGCCGAACGCGATATTGAGGCCAGCAGAAGCCGGCTGCCAGCCCGTCCCGAAAAGCCGGCCACCGAATATCGAATCGATCGCGTTCAGCGCCCGGCCGATCTGCTGCGCGATCGGAATCCCCGAGCGCGCCATCGCCTGCGAGATTGTCGCAGCGATTGAGCCAGCCGTATCACGCCCGCCGCGCCGCTGATCCCGTACGTTCGCAGCAAACTCCAGCGCCCCCGCGATTGCATCGCCGATATTGTCGGCCAGCGCGTTCTTGATCGCCTTACCAAGCCCCGAGAATAGGCGCTTGACCGTCTCCACGAAGTCCGCGAACGATCTGATCCCGCCAGAACGCCACGCCTCAAGCGCCTGCCGCATCGCATTCAGCGCGCCGACCCACCCCGTTTCAGCCCGCCGCGCGGCCTCTTGGGCCTCTTCGGCCGCCCGGCGCTGCTCCTCGCTGATTCGCTCAAGCTCTTGCCGGTATTCCTCTGCCGCGCGCTCTTTGACCGCGTCGGCCGCCGCGATCACGTCTGCGGTCAGAACGCCCTGCTCGGCGATTCGCCGCAGCGTTTCGTCGATTTCCTCGAGCCGACGCCGATAGCGTAATGCCGCCTCCTCGGCTGGCCCCGAAAGCCACGCGCGCGCGTCCTCGCCAGCGGCGAGCAAGCCATTGGCAAGCTCTAGCGCCTGCTCCTCCAGCCGTATCATCTCCTCGCGATAGCGCTCGGTATCACGCCTAGACTGCTCTAGCTCCCGAGCCATCTCGCGCGATGCGTCGCCAGCCACACGGATCGCGCCGGCCGCCTCATCGGCACCGCTGCTCATGCCAGCGATCGCGCCCTTGACCTCGTTCGCTTTTTCCGTCGCCTCCTCAACAGCTGGATTGAACAGAGCCGTGAAGGTATCCGACAGATTACGGATTGCATCGCCGACGCCGGTTTTTGCGGCTGACACCGCAGCGCTTGTTTCTGCGGCGAACTCGGCCATAATCTCCTGCGCCGTCTTGACCTCGCGGCCAGCGAGTTTCGCCAGATAGGATACTGGCGTTAGCGATATTGCAAACTCTTTGGCGGCTTTGCCCGTAGCGACGAAAATATCTGCCCCAGCAGCTAGGATATTAACCAGCGCCTCAACGGCGCGCCGCGCAGTTTCTAGCAGCGCAATTAGATTCGTGATCGCGGCGGCGAATACATTAATGTTGTTACTGGTGTTCCGCGTCTCAACGCCCGCATTGACGAGCTGCTGCGTATAAGCGTTGAGCGATGGCAACAGCTTATCGGCGATGTCAAGCCCGACGCCTTCGGCGAGTGCGCGTAGCTCGTCAAGTGAGTCGTTAAACCTTTCGGCCTGAGCTGCCGTGCGGTCCGAAATTTCGCGGCCAAACGCACGCGCGTTATTCTCGAGCGCCGTCAGCCCATCCGCGCCTTGATTAAGCAACGGTACCATCTCTGCCCCGGCACGCCCGAATATCTTGACCGCTAGCGCCGTTTTCTGCACGCCGTCCGGCATCGTGGCGAAACGCGCGGCCAAGTCGCCCAGAATCTCGCGCGACGAGCGCAGAGACCCGTCAGCGTTGGTCACTGATACCCCGAGCGACCGGAATGCCTCTTGGGCCGCCCCGCCGCCTTGCGCTGCTTTTGTAGCCTCGACCGATAGCCGCGAGAGCGAGCTTTTCAGCGTCTCGATCGAAACACCTGATTGCTTAGCCGCAAACGCCAGCGTCGACATAGTCTCCGTGGAAACGCCAACGCTCTGCGCCATTTTGCGCGTCTGGTCCGCTGCGTTGATTGCCGACTTTACCAACGTCATCAGGCTAGCACCAGCCGCAGCTATCTCCGCGCCAATTACCTTACCTGCTTTGGAAACAGCCTGCTGCATGGCGCGCATTTCGCGCTCCATGGTTTTCGACGCGCGCTTAGCGTCCGTCTCGAACTGGCCGGTAAGCATTTCCAGTAGGACGCTAATACGCATATATCACCCCATATTCTGCAGGAACGATGAAAAGACCTTTTCACCGTCCTCTTCCTCAGCTTGCTCACTCCACGGGTCCCGCGGCTGCATCAGCTGCGATACCTTCGGGATCGAAGCCCCGCGCGCGCTGTTGGCTCGCAAGAAACTGTGATGCAAACGCGCGATCGCAAGCTCAATAGCCGTTCCTGGCGGCAATTCCACGGCTAGAAACTGCATCCATCCACGCAGCTCGCTAATAGGCATTTTGCCGATCTCGCTAACCGTTTTGCCAAGCAACAATGCAAGCCGGTAGACAAACTGCATGAATGGATTATCCTTCAGTTTCCCGCCGCGTCGCCATACTCAGCCTCGGCCTCTTTCGCCAGCTTGATCAAAATCCCAACGAGCGAAGCCGGCTCTTTTGTGATCGGCTTTTGGCTGCCATAGACCGGCGTTACGCCGTCCTCCTCGACCAGAGTCATCTGGACGAGCATTAGCGAGCGCTCGTACTCCTTCGCTAGGTCCATTTGCAGCGTCGGCTTTCCATCCTCGCCAATGCCGACTACCTGCCCCTTCAGCAGCTTTTGCGAGTCCGCGACAGTCAGCTCGCGAAAGTACGCAACCCGTTCCTCGCCCTTGTACCGATAATGCTTCGTGATCATGCTGTGCTCCGAAAAAGGCCGGGATATGAGCGGCTAATACATACCCCGGCAAACACCACCACCCAAGTGATTACGGCAGATTAGCCGCCGGCAGCTGATACCTCAGCTCACCGCTGCGCTGAATCGTTACGGTTGCGCGCCAAATATCGTTCGTGGCGATATTCACGGTCATGTCAGCAACAAACCCCAGAAACGAGATATTCGACGGGCCCGGCGCTGTCAAGTACCCGTCCACACCGATTCCATTCGGGGCTGGGCTACCAGGCGCGACAATCATCCAGCCCACCGTGTCGCCAGTCCTGCGGAGGTCTAGCAACGCTTGGTGCGATGCCGAGCGCGGAATGAAGTTGATCGGAACTGTAACTTGCCCAGGATTCTGCATACCGCGCTCGTATTCCATCTCGATGGAATCGAGGCAAGTTTTGTCAATCTGGTTAGCCGAGCCGCCCAAACCCTCAATGGATTGCGGGCACGCAACGGCAAGGATTTCAGAAGTACTGTTTGGGCCGTTGAAATAAAGTTTAGTCCCTTGGGACTTGATTACTCCCGTGGTCATGATGACGATACCTCACAAGATGAGTTTTCATTCTGGCCTCCCAAGCCAGAAATCGAACCGCATCCCTATGCGATATCGCATCGTGTCGGGATCGCGCTGGTTCGCAATTATCCCAGTCATATGGCCTCGCGTTTCGAGTGCATCGCGCACCGCCATCGCGAGGTCCAACGCCTGTCTTGCACCCTGGCCGGACGCAGCCGACCAGCAATCCACCTGCACAGTTTGCCTCTCGGCGCGAGGCACACCGCTCAGGTGGTTCTCGGGTGCCGAGTATACCACCGCCCACGTGACGTATGCCCCGGGCGGACTCGGCTGCTGAGGGACGTCGCCATGCGGATATGCCCGCATCGAAGCCCCGCTGCCGATGATGGCAGTCACGGCGGGTGACTCGGCCAGCCAGTCGCGCAGCTTAACCAGCACCGCCGCCTCCTCGCGCACGCTGGCGCTCGTAGCGCGCGATGATCCGCGCCAGCCGCGCGCGCACGGTCTCGACCATCATCTGCATGGCCTGCGCTCGCGTCGCCTGATATGCCGGCTCTGCCCACGGCATCGGAGGACGCTTGCCCGTGCCGTACTCGAGCATCGAGGCTACTGCCTGCACGCGCTCCCCATTCGGATAGCGAGCGTTGACCGGACCGACTAGGTATGTCTCGCCCTTCTTGCCGGCCAGCATTGGACGCCGTCTGACGCGCAGCGACTGGCGCAGCAGGCCAGTGCTCACCATGCGCCCGTCCTTGTTCGGTGCAGCTACGATAGCGTCGATGTTGGCGGCCATCGCAGCCAGCACTACCTGGCCCGCCGCGCGCATGCCAGCGCGGACAGCGGTGCCACCGGCACGCTGTAGCTCATCCGGTAGTGCCTCTAGCGCGCGCCGTACCTCGGCGAGGCCGTCAATCTCGACCGATACTCGCGCCATGGTCGCTCTCCTCGCGCGGCCTGAACGCCAGCGCGAACACGTGCATCGGGATGCGCGCGATCGTGTCGCGCTTCTCGCCGTGGTCGTTGAGATTGGTCACAATCTCGCCATCGTAGGCGGTCTCGATCCGCTCCAGCCCGGCATCCTCGAGCATCATCGCCAGCGCCGATCGGCTGAAGCGCCAGTAGTCATCCGGGTATCCGTGCTCCGGGAACGCAAAGAGCGTCGTGACGCACAGCGCACCGCCGGGCCGCAGGCATCGAGCCATCTCTCGAATCGCGCGCTGCGGTCGCCGCACGTGCTCGAGCACCTCCGAACAGATGATGCCTGAGTAGCGCGCAGTCCACTCGCGCGGCAGGCGCTCGACGTCGGCCACGACGTCCACGCCATCACCCTGCTGGATGTCGATCCCGACGTGGTCGCCTATCACCAGATCGCGATTGGCCAGCCACCATGCGTCAGGATGGTGCCTGCGAGTCCCAACCTCGAGCACATAGTCGCCGAAGTGCGGTGCGCAGCGCTCGATCCATCGCCTGATGCGCCCGCGCACGGTACGCCGCGATAGGTACGGTCTATCCATCATACCCCATCCGTCAGTCCCGCCTTGCACACGATCCTTAGCTCGCGCGTCGCAGTGCGGTCCTGCTCAATGCTGACGATCCCATAGGCTACCCCACGCCATACGATGCGGTCGGTCGCATAGATCGGCTCGCCGGCGCGCAGCGTCACGCGCAGATCAGCCTCGGCCTGCCGCCCGCCTGCTGCCCGCAGCTCGCGCCCAGGGCCCGTCAGCACCTCGGCCGGGACGGCCTCAAGCACGGACTGCCACGTGTAGACCGTCGCGCCGGTCTCGCTGTCGACGGAGTCGACGCGCCGCTCGATCGTGACGCGATGGCGTAGGCGTGCAGCCAGCGTCATACCCCTAGCCCCTCGCGGTAGGCGTAGAGCCGCTCATAGGCTACGTCGCGCCACGCAGCCGCGTGCTCAGGCCGGTCGGCCTCGTAGTCAGCGCGCACCATCAGCAGCACGGCCGTCACGACGTCGGGTGGAACCGCGTACTCCGTGCTCGATGACGAGCCGAGCGAGGACCGCACCTCGAGCGTGTCGGTGCCAAGGAAGCGCATCGCCTGCTCCTCCGCGCCGGCTAGCAGCGCAGTCAACAGCGCGTCGTCGGCATCGTGCGTGACGCGCAGGTACTCCTTGACCGCCTGCAAAGTCAGATACATGGAGCCTCCGTGCCGAACCTCCGATATGCCTCGGCGTCCTCCGCACCGATATGCTGGCGCAGCCAGGATAGATCATGGTCAGGCGTCCACCGGCCTGACGGTCGATGCCCGCTGCCGATGCCAGGCCGCCCAGGCATGCCCTTGATGCCGATCGGCCGGGCACCAGGTACCCGATCCATCAGGTAGGCGATGCCCTTGCGGCGTATATCGTGCATGCGATTCCACAGGTCAATGTCGATGAAGCCCTTGCGGAGCGGATTCCGCGCGCGCTCGTCGCAGATCCGCAGCAGCTCATGCACAGCACGGCCGATCACTGCTGTCTCGCACAGGCTCGCATGCGTGATGTTGTGCATCGCCTTCCAGCACCGCGCGCGAACGTGATAATAGGTCGCGCGCATGTAACCGACTGCTGCGCACTCGGGCCACACCTTGCGCAGCCCGTCCGCCATGCTCACCAGATACTGCGGTGGGTAGTAGTCGTCGTCCTCGATGACCAGCACGGGACGCGCGCCTGCTCCGTGCTCCATCGCGCGCCTCAGCCCGAGCGCCAGCAGCGCCGCCTGCGTGCTCATCCCAGCGACCCACGTCCACGGCGCGCGCACGGGATGCACGCGCCAGTGACTCGGCAGCACGTCGGTCGCGGACAGCTCGGGCATGTCCACGTCATGTGTGATGACCCAGTCGACCTCGCCGACGTAGGTCTGCCTGATCATGTGCCCGACGCACAAGGCAAAAGCCTCTGGCCTGCCACCGGTAGGCGTGACGATGATCATGCGAGAGCCTCCTCCAGCACGCCACGCTCAAAAGCCGTGCATTGTGTTTCACGTGAAACATTGATGATCTTGCAGTTTGGCCGCGATGCCGCCAGCTCGCGCGCCAGCTTGAGCAGCCGCGCGTCAAACCGCTCCACGCTGCCCGCATCGCCGAGCGGTCGCGGATGCGCCCCATGCCAGTGCGCCTGCCGGACGCCATCGATGTACTTCACAGCACAATCGTACCCGAGCAGCAACACGCGCGACGCTCCGCGCTCCGCAGCCAGCGCGATCGCCATGCCGCCAGTGAGCGACGATGCGCTGCGCACCGACACATCGGCGCGCCGGACGGCATGGGCCACTGCTCGCGGCGGCTCACACCCAGACAGCTTTTCGCCGGCAAACCGCCGCACCACGTCCTCACCTAGCACCTGCCACCAGCCTAGATCCTGCGCAACCATTACGTCAGCCCACGGCGCGGCCATGTAGGTGCTGTTGCACACGATGACGGCGCGCCCGTGAGACCGAGCGCGCCGCCACGTGTAGACAAGCGCTACGTCATCCATCGACAGCGATGGCCCGCTGGCGATGCAGACGACAGTGGCACCAGCCCACATCACCGGATCACCCGTTAGGTGTTCCAGGTGCCCCAGGCAATGCCCTGCGGCCGGTCGACAGACAGCGCCAGACGCTCCTCTGCGCGGATCGTGATGCGATTGCGCACAAAGTCGTCATTGACGTAGCCCATCTCGACGCTGGCCGCTTGCCTGTCAAACAACACAACCGCCTGCCGGAGCGCGCAGACGCCCATCTCGCCCTGCGTGACCCACCGCGAGGGGATAACCGGCACCCTAAAGAGCTGCGGACCTGCGACGGTACCAGGCGGGCCAAACAAGTACATGCCGGTGTTCGCGCCTTCACGCAGTCTTTCGACAGCCGACCAGTCCAGCGGATTGACGATGATCGCATCTGCCGCGAACCCGTTCTGCCACAGCGTCCAGATGGCCAGATTGGCCGTGTCGATAATCGAGTCGTTAACGTCGGTCAACGCAACGCCCGCTTGAGTTTCCAGGCCAGCGAGATTTGGCGCGGTGCCGTTGCCGGCAATAATCTGCTGCTCGATTCTGTCAGCCAAGCCGTCCCGCAGCCGCATGTCGATGTAGGCTGCGATGGCTGCCGAGTCGCTGATCAGCTGGCTCGACACAGCGATATGGTGAGCCACGGTGCGGATCGTCACAGCCACGGACTCGAAGCTGATCGTGCTCTCAGGTTTCGCGCCAGGCAGTCCGCCAGTGAGGGCCTCGTTCTGCTCTGCCGCGTTGTTCGTCCAGCTCGATTCCCGAATGGTCTCGATACTATTTGACGACACCGGCACGACCGGAATCAGCTCGCGTACGGTCTTCGGATACACCGATCCGGGAATAACGCCTTGCCTCTGATCAGGCAATACCGTATTGCCGGTGCTCGTCACGGTGGCCTTGAAAAGCGCCGACCCGCGCACACCGACCGCGACGCGGCCGCGAAAGTTCGGATCGCTCGCAGCGGCCTTGTACTGCTCGGAACCGACAAACTGCTGCCCCCAGGACATCGGCATATCCGCGCCGGCTGCATAATGCGCGCCGCGCTTTTCGATCTCCGTCATCTGGGCGCGCAGCGATTTGTACTGCTCGGCCAGCGCATGGACCTCAGCGCGGATTTCCTTCGAGGCTGTGCCATTTTCCTGCACTTGCCCCTCGAGCTTTTCAATAGCCGACTTGAACTGCGCACTGATGCGCTCAAGACCATCGGCGATGGTCTTCGTGATTTCCTCGCTCATGGCGAACTCCTCAGATATCTATCGAATGCGGCATTGATCGCCGCGATGATTTCCTGCGTTTCCGCCTTCGTGACGCGCTCGCCGCGAACGATGGTACGGATCTTGGAGACCAGCGCCGTGGCCTCCGCTCGCGAAAAGGTGCCAGCATCACGCAGCACCGCCTCAATCTCTGCGAGGCTCTCGGCCTCTTCCAGCGCGGACTTCACGTCCGCGATTCGCGCCGCTTTATTGGCAGGCGTCGACGTCAGACTGATCTCGAACGGCTCGATGGCGGTCAAGTGGCGCCCATCCGGAGCCTCGCGCACTGACTTGCGATCCCAGAACGCCCCAAAGCTCACGCCAGTTACCGTGCCATGCCGCAGCTCGGCAGCGACATCCGCCGCCACAGAATGCCCCGGCGTCAGCTCGGCCTCGAAGCGCAAACCGTAGTCGTCCTCCTCCGCATACGTCACCAGCCCTATATTGGGTAGCTGGTGCTCGTAACGCAGCGGGATTTTCTGGCCGGTCGCCAGCCACCCAGCGAAAGCGCCACGGTCCACAATATCGCCGTGCGCGTCTAACACGCCGAACACGCTGGCGTAGCCGCTGATTCGGACCGTGTTTTCCGCCATGACGAACTTGAACTTTGCGTCGTCGCGCGCAATAGGTGCCGACGTATATCGCTTCATATCGTAGCCTCCTGCGCCTCGGTAATAGGCCGTGTGGCGCTCTGGATCATGAGTGTATCACCACCCGGCAACGGGGGAAAGCCGTCAAGCGCTCGCACTTCATTCGGGGTGCGCTGCCCCGAGTGGATCTGCTCGCGCGCGGTCTGGGCGCGCTGCATGGGATTCATGCGCGTGATCTCGTCGAAGTCAAACCGGAACTCCACCTCGTCCCACCTTTCCGGCGGAAACATTGCGAGTTTCAGCGCCAGCTCCATGCGCTCCAATAACGGCCGGAACGTGAGCTTATATGCCCCGTCCATTAGCTGCTCAATACCGCTTCCCCACGTAGTAGATTGCGAGCCGTCATTGATGAAAATCGAGTTGATCCCGTGAAACCTCGCAATATCCTGCACTGAAAAGCGCCGCGATTGCAGCAGTTCGGCGTCGGCTGGCGAAAGCGAAGTGGCCTCGTATTTCATGAACCGATCGAGCACCACAAGCTCGTTTCCGTCATTTTCCTCGACTAGGTCACGAAACGATTCACGGATTTGCTTTCGCTGCTCTTTGTCGAGCTTCGCATCGACCATTAGCACGCCAGCTGGGCGCATACCTTTTCGGTAAACGTTGGATACTTGCCGCGCTTCGGCCTGCGCAATACCAAGCGCATGCGCAGCATAAGCCAGCGGCGAAAGCCCTACAATACCGTTGCCAAACAGCTTTACGTGCATAACAGATTCTTGCGCCAGATATGCGACATTGACGCCATCGCTCCACCGGTATCGCAAGGTATTCCCGACCAGTTCAGGCTCGGTTTGCGCAGCAAGCATCGGCACCAAAGAATATACGCTTCCGTCCTCGCGTCGATATACGCGAGCGTAAGCATTCCCGTTGGTTACGAGGTTCAGAAACAGAATCTCGAAGAATTGGATTCGGTCGTGAATAGCGTTTGGCTTATTGCGCAGCAACCGAATCGCCGGATCGTCGTCGTCCCTGCGCGGATACCCGCCGCGCAGATCCAGCAGCCTCAGCGGCAAGGTGGCGCAGGTCTCCGTAAGCAGCCGCACGCACGCCCACCACGCGGATACCTGCATCGCGGTATCCCAGGTTACGGCCTGGGCCAGCGGAGCGACTAGGCCGGCAGGCTCGCCGCGCTGCGGCCCTTGCACCACGCGCGGGCCGCCGCCGCCAAACCACCGCCCCAGCCTGTGCCACAAGTCTAGTGCCACGTCCGCCCTCCGTCGCGCGCAGGAACGTCGATGTCGATGTAGTCATCGGCCCGGAATACCTCTCGACCCATGTCGGTCACGCCGACCTGCATCGCCATCACCAGCGCGAGCATACCATCAATGCGGCCAGACGCCTTGAGTTTGTCCAGCTTGCGTTGACCAGTGACATTCGTCACCACGGTAGCGTTTGCGGCGCACATGCGCAATACCGGATGCCCGCCATGTCTTACCTTGTGCTCGAGCAGGCACGCCTCGACGTACTCAAGCGCCGGCGTCATGTCCCGATAACCCTGCCCGAATGGCTTCATCACTCCGGCAAACCCAAGAGTATTCCCCAGCGCCTGAAGCTCGTCCATCCGCCATCGGTCACACGCGATGATGCGGACGTCGTACTGATCGCACAGCTCGGCGATGCGCTCGGCGACCATAGCATACTCGACAGAGCTGCCTGGCGTCGCCGTGATGTAGCCCTGGCTGACCCAGAGGTCATACGGAGCCTTGTCGCGTCGCGCGCGCTCCTCAATTGTGGCGGCGGGCGTCCAATACTCCGTGCGCACGTGCCACACGCCGTCGCCATCTCGAGCTGCCATAGCCAGCGCGGTCAGGTCCAGGCGCGACGAAAGGTCCACCCCGAGATATACCGGGGCGCGAGCAAAAACGTCCTCGTCTGGCGGATCGGAGCAGGCATTCCACACGGCGCGCGAAACCAGCGGTGAATGGAAGTTGACGCGCTGATTCAGCACCAGATTTCGATACTCGTTCTCGCGCGATGGCATTCTTTTTGCATCCTCTGCCATTGCGCGAAGTTCCTCGACATTCATGAAAACCCGCATATGCGGGTTTGCCGCCGCAATCGCCTCGTCGGAGAACGGGTCCGCATCCTCCGGCGCAGCGTAAAGCGCCACCTTTGTTCTGGGATCATCACCGCGTAGAGCGGAGTCAATCAGCAGAGACAGTAGGTCGCCATCCGTGCGAGCCTGCGTCGAGATGATTATGGACAGCGGATTTTCTTGCGCCTGACAGGCGGTCTCCATCGCCTCGTACAGCTCATGGCGCGGGCCACGCACCTGCCCGAGTTCGTCGTGAATGACCAGGGCCGGATTGAGGCCATAGGCGGTCTTGCTTTCGGACGATAATGCCCGATATAGCGTCCCACGCGCCTCGCAATACAGTTCCTTTGCCGTTTCCCGAATGCGAATGTACTTCCTGAGCGTCGGCGATCCGCGAATGATCTTGCAGGCATAGCGGAATATGATCGCCGCCTGCGCGCGGCTCATCGCAACGGAATATAGCTCACTGTTTCGCTTCGATTCGGGCCCAACGAGGTGCAGCAACAGCAAGAACGCCGAAAAAGCGGTCTTGGCATTCTTGCGAGCCATCGACAGAATGAACCGCCGCGTCGGCGAATCGTAGATCATCCGCAGCCACTCGCGCTGATGCGGTGTCAAGCGGACAAGCTGCCCGCCGTACCGACCATCCGGCACTACGCAGTGTCGCTCGATCCACGCCGCGTTGCGCTCGGAGCGGGTCATCACGCATCCCACTGATCCCACGGCGCGTCGCGCATCTCGCCGCGCTGCAGCACGGCGGCAGCGGCAGTCGGAGCTACCGTCTGCTGCGCCAAACGCATGGCCCTCGCAAGCTGGATCGCGCGCTTCACCTCGCGATCGCGAGCCGTCAGGATCTCACGCATCGCGGCCCAGTCCGCCTCATCCGCGTTGAGCTGATCTAGCTGGCGCTGAAGCTGCCTCGCCATCTCGAGCGCCTGGACGTACTCCTGCAGCAACGGCTCGCTCGCCTCGGTCCACCATCCAGCCGGGTGGCTGGCGACGATAGCCCTGTAGCGAGCCTTGCGGCCTTCAGGCCAGTCGCTCGGCGGCTCAGGTACGTAGTCGCCACCTAGCGTGATGATTGCCGACGTGTGGGCGTCTGCCATGCTACCTCCCAGAAAGGGCCAATTTTGGCGAAAAAAAGGCGCGGGCCGAAGTAACACATCGTAACGCCGCGACTTTCGACCACCCCCTCCCCGTCAGTTTACCCTCACGAGCCGATACTCCGGCGTTTGCGCGCCTGGCGTGCCGAATCGCACGCGGATTTCGGTGGGCTGGATGCTCGTGATCGTGACTGCTGTCTCGACCACCCACGCCGCTTGACCTGCTGCTGCCTGTGGCCGGTACAGCATGTAGTGCTGGCCCTCTGCCGGCGCTGGCGCGATGAAGGCTAGCCCGAGCACTGGGCCGCCTGGTGAGCATACCACCAGAGTCTGCTGGAAGACGCCCCAGATCCCGCTCTCAGCGACGCAGAAGCGCGAGGGCTGAAGCGGGTCGGCGTAGGCTCCAGCGAGGCTGGCTGGAGCTCGCTCGGGCTTGACGCGGTCGATGGTCTGGGCCGCCGCGCCGGTGGATAGCGCGGCGGCTGCGATGGTGGCGATGATGGTACGGATCATGCTGGCCTCCTGCTTGGTGAGGCCAGTATAGCACCGCTCTATGGATCGCCGCCTGCTCACGCATGGTCCGATCTGGGATCGACGTGCGAAATGCCCTCCACGCCGCCTGCGCGGGCCGTGGAGCGCGCGGAAGCATCGGGCCTGTAGGGTAGTAGCGACCCCCCACCCGATGCGCCCAGAATCGCTTGTACGCCCTCTACGGCAGTCGCGAGGGTCTCTTGGCCTAGCTGGCGCGTGCCGAGCTGCAGTCCATCCGTCCCGCCTGCAAGCACCCGCCGGCACGCAGCCTCATCGCCGACCAGCCGCGGTGGCTGAACGTGTTCGGAGTAGCCGAGTGCGCGCTGCTGCTGCGCGTGGATGCCGGCTAGGACGGCTGGATACTCACCCACGCCGCTGGTCCGGTGAGCCTGATAGGCGGCCATAAACCGGCGCTGGACGAACGGCAGCTCGTCATCCGGCGTGTGGCAGAGCGCTGGCCATCCGCCCAGGTCCGTGATCGCGGCATGGATGGCCGCGTCCGCGAAGACGACGGATGCGTAGGCACCTACCAGGCGCATCGCCCGGCAGACATCGCTCCACGCGAGCGAGGCGGCAGTGTCTGGTGCCCCATCGATCTGCCGCACGATGTCGGCGGGTCTGGGTGGGTACTGGCCGGATGCCGGGTCTGCGACGTGACGTGAGAGCGCGTCGCGGATTGCCCCTAACTCGTAGCGCTGGAGCGCCAAAAACCACATGCGAGTGGCTGCGACGTCTAGCGGTGGCCGTCCGTAGATGCCGACCATCACGGCGGAGAGCATCGCGGCGAAGGTCTTGCGGGTATCGGCGTCGTCGATCATCACGCACCCCCATCGCGAGCGAATGCCTCGGCTGCGCGTCGCACTGCCTCGGCGGTGTCTACAGCCGCGCCCCTGTCCTGACGCAAGGGGAACAGGCCCTGCCAGCCGTTGAGGATGCTCTGCTCGATCACCGCTCGCGGATCGTGGCCCTGCGCCCGTAGCTCGTCTAGCCGCTTGAGCGCGAGTCGCTGCGCGTGCTCGGTCATCGGCTTGCGTGCCTGACGTCGGTACTCCAGGTACGCGCGCCATGTCTCGGTATCCAGCCAAGCTGGCGGCGCAATCTCCGCGCGCGCGCGCATGCGCGCGGGTATATATTCCCCTGTCTGGTTCTTATTGACAGGTTCAGTAACAGGTTCTACTGACTGGTTAGGGGCCGGCTGGCGGCCTACCCCCCGGCCGGCTGGCGGCCTACCCCCGGCCGGCTGGCGGCCTACCCCCCGGCCGGCTGGCGGCCTACCAGGCCGGCTGGCGGCCCCCCCGGCCGGCTGGCGGCTGGCCACATGATCAGCCGGGACGACATCCATGCGCAGGCGGTATGTGTTTGGCATGCACACACCTCCAACATCCCTGCGGTGGATCTCGATTAGGCCACCCTCGGCGAGGGATGCCAGCGCTTCCTTAACGGTGGAGCGCGCCATCCCGCACTGGCGGGCGAGTGTGTCAAGGGATGGATAGCAGCTGCCGTCCTCGCACGAGGCGTAGTTGGCGAGCAGCAGCAGGACGAGCTTATCTCGGGCCGGGAGATCCTGCTCCACGGCCCAAGTCATTGCCTGGAAACTCATAGCGATGCCTCCTACGTCTCCTGGGAGAGGGTGGCCGACGTGCGCGGCGGGAGACGGCACCGCGCCGGGGTGCGCACCCCGTGTCGGCCATCGGAACCTTACACGGCCATCTGCTCCGGCGTAATGCCGGCGGCGATGGCCTCCCGATACCATCGGGGCCGCTTGCCGACGCCACACCAAGTGCGCGTCGGGTCGGCCGGGTCGCGATAGCGCGCTGGGAGCGACGTCTGAGCGCGTGCCCCCCGGCGCTTGCCGAACAGCACGCGGAGGTCGAGGCCGGCCTCCTTGGCCTTCTGCTCCAAGACGCGCCGCAGCTCGGCGGCCTGCTCGCGGCGCAACGCCTCGATCCGAGCGCGGACAGTAGATGCCAGCGCCTCAAGTTCGGCCAAAGTCATTGATTCGATGTTCATCGAACTACGCTCCGACGTATTAGGGCGCATGTATAATAGCACACATTGGCGCGATGTAAAGCCCCCGGAATGTAATGCCGTGCCACAATGCTGTTACGCAACGGGAGAATGTCATGCACCCACGAATCCGGGCCTATTGGGCCGCCTGGTCCGCCCTCGCTAGACTGCTGCGGCGCTGGGACGCCTACACGCGCGCGCCGTCCGATCGCACTGAGGCCGCGCTGCGCGCTGCGCTCCACCGATACCGCGAAGCCAAGGCGGCTGCCGAGCGAGCGCGCCAGTGACTGGCGCGTTTGCTTGCGCGCCCCTGGTGTGCTCGGAGTGCTCGCGCGCGGCGCTCGCGATCCAGCGCCGCTACAAGCCGGATCAGTGGGGTGCGCGAATCGACTCCACGCCGCCAGCCATCCGCGAATGCGTGCGGGAGTATCTGCGCGGCGTCTACCGACGATACGCCGTCGCCGATCAGCTCAACTCAGCGCGCACGGGTCGTCGCTATCCGTGAGACCGACTGCGTGAGACTCGTAGCCCTTGGCCTCTGTCTTCCGAGCCAGCTCGGCCTCGGCAAGAGCCTGCTTGCGGCCAGCCTCAAGCCCCCGCCCGTAGGCATAGCGCATTGCCGACGCGAAAGCCGCCAGCATGAACTCGCAATCGGTGCGAAAATCCTCACAGAACATGCTGATGATTTCGTCTCTGTCTTTTGACGCCTGATCGTTCGTCATTTCCACCCTTCCGGGCTGCCGTCAATCGTAATGCGCGGCCGTCGCTGGTCGCGCTCGTGCGCCTGCTGCCTCGTCTTGCGGCAGTGGCAGGCTGTGCACAGCACCTGGAGATTCTCCGGACGGTGGTCGTGCGAGTCTCCGGAGATATGGTCTACCTCGTCGCCGTACCTGCCGCAGTGCTGGCAGGTGTAGGCGTCGCGCAGCAAGATCTCGCGACGGATCGCGCGCCACGTCGGACTGCCAGTGTGCAGGCCGCGCCCGTGCTGGCGGTTGGGCTTGTCAGATCGTCGCCTCATCGGGGCCGTAGCTCGCGGAGCGCCTCGAGCCGCGCGTTGCCCGCCCGGATCTCCGCACAAGCCGCCGCGCGCTGTCGCCGCACGTCACCCACCGTCGGGCCCTCGCGCTCGCATGCGCTGTCGTCGAGCGGCTCGGTCAGCTCGGCTGGAATCGGCTCGCGGACCGGGACAGGTACCTCGACAATCACGGGCTCGCGCGGGCAGATAGGCGCTGTGCCACGGCAGCCGGCCAGCGCAGCCGCGATGACGCAGACGAGCGCCGCGCGCATCAGCCGTACCACAGCGCGTACCACACCCGCCGCCACCACGGCTCGCGCGGCGGGATGTCCTCTGGCTGCGCCATAGCCCGGGCTCGCGGGCGCTCCAACTCGGACGGCAGTGCGAGATAGTCCTCGCCGCCCACCCGAAAGTGCAGGTAGTGATCCGCCTCGCCGAAGCGGCGGCGGGTATTTTCGACTCGTGTGATCCGGCTCATGGTGTCACCTCGCAGATCCTCATCCGCTCTACTGCCTCGCACTCCGCAGAGCGAGTAGCCGCAGCATAACGCTCTAGCCACGCCCGAAGCGTGCGGTCAGCCTCGCGGCGCGCGGCCTGCGCCTGCTCGACAGCCAGCCGATCGCGCTCGCGATCAGCCTGCCGCTCGGCGTAGCAGGCGGCCAGCGACTCGCGCACGCGAGCGGTCACCTGCTCCCACGACGCTGCCGAATGGGCAGCCGCATCGCGCGCAGCACGTAGCGCTTCGATCTCTGCGCGCGCAGTGGCAGCCTCAGCATCCGCCCGCGCAGCAGTAGCCCGCCACGCGAGACCAAGCGCACCAGCGCCGACCCACCCAACGGCAGCAGCGATCGCGAGAGCGCGGACGATCACGACACACCCCGCGCATAGACCGCCACCAGCGCAGCGATCGCCGCCACGATGCCGGTGGCGATCACGCGCGCTACCACGCCGAGCAGCGACGATCCAGCCGCGCCTACCACGCGGCTCTGCGCCTCGACGGCGGCTACGCGCGCGTCGATCGCGACTACGCGCGAGCACAGGGCCTGCACATCGCCATGCACACGATCCAGGCCATCACGCTGCGACGACTGGCGCTCGCTCAGCCGCACTAGCTCGGAGAGCTGGTCCGACATGCCTCTAAGCGTCTCACGGATCTCACGATAATCCGCGTGCAAGCGCTCGACCGACGCCTCGAGACGCTCCACCCTCGCGGGTAGCGACTGCATCATGCGCCCCCCATTGCTAGCCGTGCCTCGTCCTCTCGACGTCCGCATAGTCCCCGCTCGTGCTCAGTACCGCGCCAAAGCCTGCACATGGCCGCGATCCGGGCTGCTACACACGCGGTGTCGCGCGCAGGTAGGCAGACGTCACGGATCTCGCGCATCTCGCGCCTCGATGGGCCCGTCATCGAGGGCCCGCGATTGTAAACGAGGCTCACCAGCGCGCCCTGGACGCCGGCTGGCGCGGCCTCGAAAGCTGGCCCAAAGGCGCGCGCCGCAAGGTGATAGTACGCCGGCAGCGATCGGTCGCGGAAGACCTCGACAGCCATGTCCCACGGCACTACGATGTCGCGGTACTGCGGCAGCGCATCGGCCGCGCGCTGGCCGGTCAGACCTGCCGCACTCGCCAGCCGCTCGACCTGCGAGTGCGCCGACCAGTCCGCGCGGATGCGGTGCTGTGTCTGGTGCCCAGCATCGTAGCCGACCCCCCATGTGATCCCGGACGCCCCACCAGGCCAGATCGGCCGCGACAGCGCGCGCTCGTACCGCTGGCGGCTGGTGACCTCCCACCGTATGATCAGATCGACCGCAGCCGGATGCACGTGCACAGGCGCCGTCGGCCGCACTGGAGCGACCGACTGCACCGCATCGCGTACCGCCGCGACGGCCTCGGAGAGGCCAGCCACGCCGCTCGGCTGCGCGCTCGTCGAGGCGGCTAGTAGTGCGCCACCAAGGATGATCGGCCTCACCGCGCCACCCAGAAGAACGCCAGACATAGCGCGATCACGGCTAGATACACGATGGTGTGAGCACAGTAGGCCACGATCGCACCGCGCTCACCGCGCATCAGTGCCGCCCAGTACGCGGCCCGCTCTGCCTCAGTCAGCGGCAGCCGCCATCGCCGCCACAGTAGCCGCGCGACGCCAGCAGCCGCTAGCGCGTAGGCCATCCGGAGCGCCAGGTCGATCAGGCCCTCGATAGCCGTCTCTGAGCCCCAGGGCAGCAGCGCCCCAAGGATCAGCCACGCCGCCAGCACGGCGGCAACGGTAGCCGGCAGCCAGCCCATCAGCTCCTGCCAGCGGACAACGAACTGGGGTGCGCGCATGGTGTACCTCCTGCGCGCGGATCATACCACCTCGAGCGGGTCTCAGCGCAGCACAGATTGCGCCACCTCTTTCAGCACCCGCACGGCCTCATTGTGTGCGTTCGCGAAGGTCTCAGCATTAGGCTCGCTCATGACCTCGTATAGATCCTTTGCGCGGCGCAGCGCTGCGCGCATCTGCTTTAGCTCTTCGAGCGACGCGCGCATTTCGCGGCTGCCGAGCGCCTTGCGAAGCCACTCAATCTCATCGGCGGCCTCGTCGCAAATATTCCAATAGTCTCCGCTGGAATATTTGCCCGTGTTCTTGTCGTTCGCCATCGCGCGCAGGCGCGAAACTAGGTCTTTGTCGTTCATTTGCCATCCGTCCTATACTTGCGCATCAGCTCCTTGGCTGCTTTAACGGCCTGCGCAAGTTCCGTTTCGCCGCATGGCAGCTCGTATGCCATCACGATTTCATCAAGCACAAACATTGCCTCGTGTAAAGCGCTGTTTAGACGCGAAATCTCGTTTGCTGCGTCATCAAGCACATCCCAATCGTCTAATGACCACACGACGCCACTGATCCCGATATCGTGGGCGGACGACTCGGGGTCGCGTAGGCGGTCTATTAGATTACGCTTGTTCATGCCTTACATCCTTCTAGATACTCTCTGATCACATCCCACGCCGCCAGCACGGCGCGACTCCGACTATTAATATTAGGGCTTCATGAACACCAGCCAGTGCGTGCTGGCTTTCTTGCCCGAGGTGTGGCCAAACAGCGGCGCGTGTGGCGTCAGCGCCAGCACCTCCGCAAGTGGCACCTGTGTCTCGGACCACTTGAAGACCAGCACGCCACCGGGTTGGAGCACGCGGAAGCACTCCGCAAAGCCAGCGCGCAGGTCGTCGCGCCAGTCCTTGCCCAGCTTGCCGTACTTCGCGGCAAGCCAAGATCGCGGGCCAGCACGCACCAAGTGCGGCGGGTCGAACGCCACCAGCCGAAACACGCCGTCGCGAAACGGCAATGCACGGAAGTCCATCAGCATGTCCGGGCAAACCGTCAACGTGCGGGTGCCGTCCTGCTTGCCGTGGCTGCGATCAGTCACCGTCAGCGTCTCGTTGCGCAGGTCGCCGAACACCGCGTCCGGGTTCCCACGGTCAAACCACATCATACGGCTGCCACAGCACGGGTCCAACACGCTGGGCAACGCCTCGCGCGCCTGCTGCGGTGGCGATGGCTGGAGGCGCTTCAGCTCCCTCATGGCGTTTCTCCTTGCAAATACTCTCTGATCACATCCCACGCCGCTGCCCACCCGCGGCAGACCTCGGCGCGGTAGCCCTGCGCGCGCAGGGCTGCGATCCACTCGCGCTGCTCGCGCGATGGATAGCCACCCATGGTCTTCAGCTCGACGTACAGGCCGTGGTATGGCCCACGCGGGACTGGTAGGCAGTAGTCAGGCACGCCGGCCCGCACTCCCTCAGCCCGCAGCTTGGCTGCGACTGCCGGATGACGGTCGCCGCCGTTGGGCACGGCGTACAGCCACCGGAGCTCGGGCCATCGGGACTCGTGCAGCCTGACGCACCGCATCAGCGCCACGGCCTCGGCGTGCTCGGTTTGGCGCGCCTTGCGCCGCCTAGTCGCTGCTCTAGGCGTATGTAGAGCCCGCGCCGTCATAGCAGCCTGTCCTGCTTAGGCGGTCGATCGTCTTGCAGCGGCAAGACGCCCTGCGCTTGCGCGCGGGCTATGCGCTCGCAAGCGATGTCGAAGTACTTGCGCTCGCGCTCGATTCCGTAGAAGGCGCGGCCCATCTGTGCGCATGCAACGCCGGTTGTTCCACTGCCCATGAACGGGTCGCACACGGTCTGCGCATCTGGCACTAGCCCCAGGCACCACGTCATCAGGCGCACCGGCTTCTGTGTCGGGTGTTCTGTGCCGCCGTGCTCTTGCAGCGCCACGCGGTTCAGCGTGTAGGCGCGCGTCGGGAAGTCAAAGCTGGTCCACGCCAGTTCGCCGTCGCTCATCGTCAAGCCGCGCTGGCCCTTGTCCCAAAACAGCCAGCCCCTCGTTGGGTACGGAAGTTTGTCGGTAAAGTAGTTGCCACCCCACACAATCTGGCCTGCGCTCTTGTAACGCAGCAGCTCGAACACCAGGCGCTCGGGCGTCTCGTTGTCCCAGCCCATGAAGACGTGCGCCTTGCGGTTGTGCTTTGGGTTGCGGCTCACGCTTTCCTTCTGCCCGTCAATGCCTATTCCGTATGGCGGGTCGGTCAGAATCAGGTCCACGCGCGGCAGCAGCGGCAGCACCTCGCGGCAGTCGCCGTGCCACAGCTCGGCGTTTCCTATTACGACTTTTTCGGCGGCCATGATGGCACTCCTAACTGAGGCGCCACGGCCTCGGCGTGCTCGGTGCGCAGAGGCCGTCTGACGGGCGCGCCGCTACGCCGGCGCGTCGGGGCAGCCGTCATCGCCAGCCTTCATGCGGTAGACGGACCGCGTACTGCGGCACCAGCACCACGTCGCCACACGCGACGTATCTGCGGCCTGGGAGCATGACCCCGGGTGGTTCAAGCACGCGGACCCGGTATCGGGTCCGCGTCTGTCCGACGATCTCGACGGCGTATCTGCGCCGTCCAGCCCATGTATCGCAGATGGGCTCGGCGCGAGTCATTGCCCGGCTCTGCCCTCGAGGCGCCGCTGCGCAGCGCCCCGAACCCAAGGAACACGGTCCTCCTCCGCCACCCTGGCGAGGACCTCGCCATGGGTGAGGGGGTTGAGGCGCAGGACGGCGGCCTCGCGGATGCCAGGGTCCGCGTCTTCCAGAGCCGCCGTGGCGAGCACGGCGGCGTGCGCGGCGGGGTCCAGCCGCTCGACGGCGGCGGCCCGGACCTCCTCGGCATCGTCCCAGAGGGCCGCCCTGGCGAGGACCCAGCCATGCGCCTCCGGATCGAGGCGCAGGACTGCGGCCTCGCGGACCCGCCAGTCCGGGTCCCGGGTCGCCGCCCGGGCTAGGACCCAGACATACAAGTCTGGGTCTAGCAGCTCGACTATTGCCGCTCGGACCCAATGGGATGGGTCCAAGGCGGCAACCCTGGCGAGCACGTCAGAGTGCTCGACGGGGTCGAGCCGCCTGGCGGCGGTCTCGCGGACGCACAGGTCCTGGTCCTCCGTGGCCACCCTGGCGAGCAGGGTGGCGTTGGCGACGGGATCGAGGCGCCGTACTGCGGCGGCCCGGACCTCCCAGGAAGCGTCCTCGCTCGCCACACGGGCGATGAGGTCGCCGTGCGCCTCCGGATCGAGGCGCAGGACGGCGGCCTCGCGGACCTCCCAGGAAGCGTCCTCAGTCGCCGCTCGGGCGAGGACCGCGCCCTGCGAGGCGGGGTCCAGGCGCCTGACGGCTACCTCGCGGACGTCCGGGTCCGCGTCCTGCACTGCCACCTGGGCTAGGAGGCCGCCATGGGCGGCGCCGTCGAGTCTCTCGACGGCGGCCTGGCGGACGCACGGGGCTGCGTCCTCCTCCGCCACCCTGGCGAGGAGGGTGGCGTTGGCGGCGGCGTCGAGGCGGCAGACGGCCGCCAAGCGGACCAGCCAGTCCTGGTCCGATCTTGCTACCTGGGCGAGGAGGTCGCCATAGGCGGCCTGGTCCAGCCGCTCTACGGCGAGCCGTCGCACCCACGGCGACGGGTCCTCAACCGCCGCCGTGGCGAGCACGGCGGCGTGCGCGGCGGGGTCGAGCCGCCGGACGGCATCGACACGCGCCTCTAGGCTCGCGGACGCGAGCGCCGTAGCGACCGTATTGGCTTTCATGTGTTGTCTCCTTCTTCTCGAGCCGGGGCCAATCCCCGGCTGCGAGAAGATATTACCCCCATCCCGTCGGCTTGTGTGTAAATGTGTGTAAACATTACTCCTCATCAGGCCCAGGCAGCACGGCCCGGAAGCGCTTGGCCTCGGCCTGCGCGGCCGCGATGATCGCCCGCGCGACCGCGAGATCGCGCTCGGCCTGCTTGCGGTTAGGCTCTGACGCGCGCGCCAGGTCCGTGGTCCCGATCACTCGATACGCGCGGCGGGTGATGCGCTGGCCAGTGCGGATGCGGCGCGAGCCGTGCTCCACTCGATCGTCTGGCGTACCGACCTTGTAGCCGACGCCCGGGACAGCGATCAGCACCACGTTGTGCTCGTCTTGCAGCCTCTTGCGCCACGCGGCGATCACGGTGCCGTACCGGTGCGACCGCCGATCGACGCCGAGCACTTCCTCGAGCTCCCTATGCGCGATCAGCCAGCCCTCGGCTGGCACCCCATAGCGCGCCAGCAGCAGGCGCACATCCGGGTCAGTCGGGATACCTTTTACTACCTTTGTGGTCTCCATGGTTACTACTCCTATTGAGTCTGACGTGTGAGTGCGCATCCGCGCCCTTGTCCATGCCTAGCCGTGCCCCGCCGAGCCCCGCCCAGCCCCGCCGTGCCGAGCCGCGCCCCGCCCGGCCGCGCCTGGCTCCTCGCCATGCTCGTGCCGAGCCGTGCCGAGCCGCGCCGCGCCGGGCCGCGCCTAGCCTTGCCGAGCCAGACCCCGCCGAGCCCCGTCCCTGGTCACCCGATCTGCTCGACCTGCACCGAGAATCGCCCAAAGCCACCTGGCGACTTTGGCGAAGACGGACGCCAGTCGCCCAAGCCACACAGACGGCCCGCGATCTCGAGGATCGACGTCAGCACTTCGGTCGTGATCATGTCCTCGAGCACCGTGACCGTGCCTGACGCCGCCCACTGATCGAAGCGCGGCCTCACGCGGGTGTGCTTCGTCTGGCCGACGCGGGCGCGCTTGGTGAACAGCGAAAAGCCCAGCTCCTGCGCGACTTGCTCGTGCCTGGCGAAGTCCGGCTCGTTGATCAGCGCGTGCAGCTTCGCCCACGGCACCTTTCCCTTCGGGGTCTCGATGTCCCACTGGATTTCGTTTACAAGAATGCCGGACTGTGACAGCTTCTTGAAGCTTTGGTCGCCCTTGCCGGCGCGATTGCCGGTCGGGACCTTGGCGCCTCCCTCCCTCAGCATGGTCATCAGGTTGTCCGCCGGGATGCCAAGGTGCTTGCGGTCGTGGTAGCAGTACCCGAGCCAGCGATAGGCTGGCGTGCGGTCATCGCCCGCGCGCGAGATCTTGCGGTTCTCCGGGTCGGCCTGCCACGCATCCATCTGCGCCGCCCAGCTCACATCGTCCGCGTGCATGAGCAGCGGCGTCTCGCCGGTGAGCCGGACCGAGTAGTGCCGAGCAGTCGAGCAGCGATCCTCGATCTCGATGTCATCGATGTGGGTAGTAGTGGTATCGTTCATCACTGTTACTCCTTTGCTACGTTACCGCACGCGCACCATGCGCGCCGGTCCATGATCCATGCCTCGCCCGGCCCTGCCGAGCCGTGCCGAGCCGCGCCCCGCCCAGCCCCGCCGTGCCGAGCCTCGCCTCGCACCTCGCCTTGCTCTGGCCGTGCCACGCCGCGCCTAGCCCGGCCGAGCCGCGCCACGCCGCGCCAAGCCCTGCCTGGCCGGGCCATGCCGCGATCCATGCCCTGCTCGAGCCTCGCCCGGCCAAGCCTCGCCCAGCCGAGCCTAGCCCAGCCGCGATCCTCGCCTTGCTCATGCCATGCCGAGCCTTGCCGAGCCGCGCCCCGCCCGGCCGCGCTCCTCGCCTTGCCTGGCCCCGCCCAGCCGTGCCTGGCCCCGCCCAGGCATGCCACGCCGCGCCGAGCGGCGATCCTCGCCCTGCTCCAGCCTTGCCGAGCCAAGCCCTGCCGCGCCCGGCCCGGCCTCGCCGCGCCTGGGCCCGCTCATTGCACATCCCTACGCCCCCACGATCCCGAGAAACGCCTGGCGCTGCCAGCACCGCTCATCATCCTCGCGGCGCAGGTATCTGGCCGCCCGCCGAGCGTGCTCAGCAGCCACGCGCGGCGATGCAGACAGCCCGGCTAGGACCGCAGCCCCGACCGACGCGCGAGGCTCGACGTGGCCATCAGACGCCACCTCGTGCGCCATGATCCGCGCCGCGCGCAGCTCGGTCATCGACACGTAGCCGTAGGCAAACATCTGCGCTGTCGCCATCGCGCGCGCAATGCGCTCATCCTTCGCCAGCGGTGCTACATGCCCGGCAAAAGCAATCGCCAGCCGCCGCCACGATCGCCAGTAGCGATGCTCGACGCGCACCAACCACAGCGCATCGTCCAGACCGAGCAAATCCGCGATCTCGGCGTAGGTCACGTGCTCGCGGGCCCTGATGCCGGGGTAGATCGAGCGCAGCACGTCGCGCAGCCGCTCGAGCTGATCCGCGCAGCCGCCGTGCTCGGCGATTCGCTGCATCGTTGTGTAGAGCGCAGTCATGCGGACTCCCCATTGCCTTCGGCGGCCACGTCGCCACCCGCCGCGCGACGCACCTTGTCACGCAGCGACGGCTTGACTTCGGCCGGCGGCTCGGCAGGCTCAAACCAGTCGCCGGGAGCCGACATGCCGTCGCGCAAGCTGGTGTAGATCTTGCGCAACGCGACGACCTGCGCCGGCTGGATCGCCTCAAGCCGCCGCTGGATGCGGCGCTCGATCTGCTCGCGCGTGACGCCGCAGGCCGCGAAAGCCTCGACAAGACGCGAGACAGCCTGCGGCGACGTGTCCGCCTGCGCGTGCAGCGTCTGCTCGCACTGCGCGACGGCAGCCTCGACCACATCGCCCGGGATGACCGCGAGGATGCACGCACGCAGCCGGCGTGCGCCCTGATTCGCGACCATCTCGTAGACGTCGCGCGGGTCTTCGAGCCTGTAGGAACCGCGCTTCGTGTGCCGCTCCAATCGCACCTGGAACGTCACCTCGCGGCGGACGTTGTATTCCACGTCCCACGCGTAGGCTTGGACCGTAGACACGCCATCCTTCTGCTCTAACTCCCTGATTCCGAACTGGATATTGCCCCAGCACTGTGCGATCGCTTCGGCGAGCCTGATCGACGGGCCGGTGATGTCAGTGCCACCGCGCGCGTAGCTGTAGAGCGCGCTCGACGCGAGGCTAGGCCGCGTGCAGGCGTTGAGGATGCGATCCATGGCTGCGATCGGATCGCGTGGATTCGCCCTCGCGACCACCATCGCGGCCTGCACTTCGGTGATGGCTCGCTGCTGGTCGGTCGCAGCCAGCGCGGTGGATGGCTTGCGCTCGTTGGCAAAGGGGTTGAGCGGGCGGTCAGCAGGGATGATGTCGTTCATGATGTCTCCTTTGCAGTCTTGATGTTGAAACGTCGCGTCGGCTGCCCGACGCGCAGGTAAGCGGCGTAAAGGTCTGGGTGGTCCTTGGCGAATGTCCGGGCGTCGAAGGTCTCGCGCGGCTTGACCACCGTCCAAGTAGCGATCGGCTCTCCGCTCGCTCCGATCAGCGTATCGCCGCGGTCCGCCATCTGGGCGCATAGGACGGCCCGCAGCGCCTCCTCGCGCTGCTCCAGCGCTGCCATCTGCTCGCGGATCTGCAGTAGCTCGCGATAGGCGGCCTCGGCCTCGGCGGTCGCGTAGACCTGCTGGCCGGCTGGCTTGGCGCGGCCCCACAAGCGCTGCGCCTCGGTGTACGTCCGAGGCGGCGGCGGATCGCGACGCTCGACACGCAGCCAGAAGGCAGCCTCGGCGGCGGTCAGGTCCTCGATCAGCGCATCGTCGCGCGGCACGGTGTAGATGCGAAAGTCGCTGCCGCCGATCAGCACGGCGATGTCGCACCTGGGTAGGCCAGTGACGGCCATCCCGTGCTGCACTTGGATCGCGTAGGCATCCGGCACCTCGTCCGTGCCGGGCTCGCCCCACCCCTCGGACGTGCGCGCGGTCTTGATCTCGACCAACCGATCGGCCGCCATGCCGTCAGGGCTGTAGATCTGCCATGGACGCGCGATCGACCGCAGGATGCGGTGGGGTACCGCCTGCACCTCGACGCCGGTGCGCTCGCAGTAGGCCGCCAGTACGACAGGCTCCAGACGCCGCCCCCACTCCATCGCTGGGCTGTCCTGCACCTCGCCGCCCTCGCCGATCTTGGACATGTAGACGTCCAGAGGGCTGGACCACCGCGATAGCCCGAGCACCGCTGCGGCCTCACTCCCGCCGATACCCGATCGACGCGCCTCAAGCCACTCATCGCGAGTAGCACACGTGATAGTGCTATACATCTGTGTCTCCTTGGTGTTGCAAAGCCTTGAGCCGCCGCTGGAAGTGGCGCATGTCCAGCGGCGTGCCGTCGTCGGCTAGATAGCGCCGCTTGGATCGCGCCGCGGCCCGCAAGCGCTCGCGCAGCGCGTCGACGTCCAGGCCGATCAGACCCGCGTACAGGGAGCACACTGACGCTGGGTCCATCAACCAGCGCACGGCGTCCATCGCGCGCCTCTCGCGCTGCCGCTGCTGATAGCGCTTGATCACGTCTTGGAGCGTCATCTCGTGGGGTTGATTCGCGCGCCGTCGGCAGATAGGCGGCTCGCAGGCATCTTTGATCGCCTGCATGATCACCGCCGCCAAGAGCCGGCGGTAGCGGGCTAGGACGTCAGCGCCCACGCATGGCCTCCCGCGCGAGCCGAATGGCCTCTGCCGCGCTCGCGCCGAGGTCCATCGCGGCCATGGCGTGATGGACATACTGGGTGGGATCGATGCCAGCCGCCCGCGCGTAGTGACGGACGGCAGACGCGACGGCCGCGCGGCGCATGTGCGCCACGGGCCGTGGGGTAGGTGCAGGCTGGCGCGGCCGGCCAGCCTCGGCTTCGAGGGCGGCCTCGTACTTGCGCCGCCACTCTATGAGATCAACGACAACCGGATCACATGATTTTGTGACTATCACCAGCGCGTGCTCCGTTTGGATGCACGCCTACCATAGCACCGGCGTTGGGTGAGCTGTCGTAAATATGTGTAACGGCTACTGCCTAGCCGATCACCGGATCTCGCGCACTGTGTAGGCAGCCGAGCCGATCACCCCGCGATCCGACTTGTCCACCGCCTCCCAGACCGGCGGCGATTGAAACAAACCGTAAATCGGGGCAAAGCCGTCACCGGGCTGGAGGAGAACAGGCCTCGACACGCCGGCATGCGCGATCATCTCTCTCAGCCCGCGTGGTACGCCTGAGTACTCGTCGTGCGACACGGCCATGATGGTCCCCGACTGCACGCGCAGCTTCTTCCGCACCTGCGCCCGCATCGAGCCCGACAGCGTCCGCTGGACGTCGGACGGATCAACGATTGTCTCGCTGTAGCCCTTGACCCCGACGCCACTCGACGGCCGCCAGATGGGCCCAGCCCACACAGTACCGATATTCGGTAGCACGTCAGCGTTATTTGCACTCCACGCCGAAAAGCCGCGAAACGGGTCTCGATACCCCCAGCCAAACGGGGCCATGCTATATACCCGCAGCCTAATGCGAGCGACATTGGCCAAAATAGCGGCTTGAGTTGGATTCGCCGGCTCGATTCTGTGAACGATCGTCTGGAGAAGGTCCTTTTCGCCGTAATACTCGCGCGGCGGCAGGACAATGTCAGTATAATTGCCAGCAGTATTCCAGAACCGCCATTCAACCACCGCAAAGCCCGGCGTAACAGACGCGAAGTTCGTCCCGATAATAGCCACTACCTCGACTGGCACGCCTTCTTGGGCCATATCGCCGCTCCATAGGCCAACGCGAAACTCAATACCCGAATCGTTGTACGAGGGCGACCACACAGCGCGCACATCCGGCCGGGGATCGGCGATATTAGACGCCGGCGCGGAAGCAAGCAGATGCTCGCCGACAAAATCCGTCCCAGTTTCCGCCACCCAGTTTCGCCACGAAATCCATGCTGTAGCCATCGTCGGCTCCTGTGATTAGCTTCTTGCGCTAGCGATACGCCACTTCCTCATCGCGGCTTGCTCCAGCCTCATAATCGCCGGAAGTGATAACTCGCGGTCGAAGAATGCCACCTGAGCTAAATACTTGACGCGCCATATCCCTGCGTGTTCCGACATCAGTCGGAGCGGGATGCCGGTGCCGATATTGAGCGTTACACCGCTATTTAGCTCATGATTGTAGGTAGCTTGCTTGCCATACCAGCGCGTAATGGAGTCAATCGGCCTAGCAGGTGATGGAAACCGCACTGCGCAGACCGATGGTGTGCGATCTTCGGTCGTTGTCGAGCGACCGATGAATGCGCCGTATACGTCAATCGCGCTAGAGCCTTGTGTATAGCGCGGCGCAAACGTAACGCGCCGTGCAGGCCCATTGTGACCGTATTCCCACGCCACGCTGTATGATATGCTGACATCCGGCTCCGCTACTGTGATAGCGGTGAAAGCTGCGCTCCCAGCACTAGGGTAATAGCTGGCCGTTTGCAAGTGGCATGTTGACGAGCCAGTGGATTCGAGGCACGGAAAGCCGTGGAGTCCGCGGCGGCGATATAGCGGCCTCAGCGAGGCGGTCGCCTGCGTCGCATGATGCGCGCCTGGCGCGGCGCTCTCCCATCGCGCGACTTGCCCATCCGGTGCGACCGGAGAGCCGCCGTTTACCGCGTCGTATAGCGACGACGCACGCGATGCGTCGAAGTCACACGTGCAGCCGCGCACTTCGCGCGCACGCAAAGTACGTAGACGGCGGTAGTACATCACGCAAACTCCAAGCGGACCGCAAGCATC